ACCTGAATTACTAGAAGCTGGATTACTAGAACCTGAATTACTAGAACCTGAATTACTAGAGGTAGAAGATTGATTCCTACGAGCGCCACCTATAGATTCTCTTAATCCAGGTCCAGCTACACCTACTGCACCATCAAAGCCTAATAAGTCTCCTAGCCATGTATCTCCAAATGTACCTTGTCCACTAGGAGTATCTATAACATTTCCATCATCATCAACTACATTCATTAAGTTGCTATACAAACCTGACTCTCCACCAAAGATACTTCCTTGTCTACTACTATCATACTGCTCTGATGTAATATACCCATTCTGTTTTTGTGCCTCAATTATATTATTATAAGCTGCCTTAGATTGTGATCCAAGCAAAGCCATAGCAGGTAATCCACCTATTAAACCAGAACCCACCCTAGTCAGTTTGTTTATTGCATTAGCTTGCTTAGCTGCGTCCTCTAGCTCTTCTTTATTCATACTAAGATAGTCTTCACGTTGTATAACACCTTCTCCTAATCTATTAATTGGAGTGGGATCATCATTGTCACTTTTTACACTATCTACTACTTCTTTTTTAGGCGCATCAGGTGAGTAACCTTCTGGTATCATTGCCTGTTCAACTCCATTAAAAAAAGGTATAACTACAGACTGTCCTGATTTATTAAAATAAGTCTTGTACTCATAACCAGAACCAGACAAACCACCTAGCAAGCCGCTAACCACTTTAGTAGGGTCATTAGGGTCCAGTGAGAAACCGTAGTCAGGTAAATTACTATCTATCATAGTGCCTTCTTGAGCATAAACCATACCGCCTTCATTCATAGCAGCCATAGTATCGTCTTCTGATATGTCTACAGTCATAAGCTCATCGTCACTAAATGGTAAAGCTTCTTCTTGCATAGTGTCACCACCAATGCGACCTTCTGCGTCCATTTGCGACATACCTTGCTTAGCTTCCATACGCATGTCTTCAAATGCCTTAACACCAAAGTACCTCACTACGTCAGCAGGTACAACATACTCTCCTTCACTTAGCTGTGCAGGTACATCATCACGCACTTCTGCAGGAAGTGATCCTGGTGGTACGTCATTGCCTGACACAGGGTCTACTGTTTCAGCAATACCGCCTTCAGCGTAGCCTCTACTAGACTTAAACACTGTTTTCATCTGATCTTCTACTGGGCCACCCTTATTCATCTCAGCGCCCATTTCAGACATTTGATAATCATCTACACCTTGATACATACTATCTCCTACAAGACCTCCATAAGCAAAGTCTTTACCTAGTTTCTCTCTTAATTCTGACTCTGTAGGTAAATCCTCTACACCAGCCTCCAAATTTAACTTCTTAACTTCGTCACGGTCTAATACACGATTAACTTTCATGTCTCCGCTAATGAGCCAATTACCTTGCATATTAGGGTTTGTCTTATATCTATAATAACCACCAAGAGGTAACTCATCTGTGATGTGAGCCGTTTTTACATTTGGTGTACCATCTTTTTTTAAGGTAGCACGATTATTTGCTATTTCCTGCCAATCTACATCTGCTGGCATCTCTATTTCTGCCCAGACCTGATCACCCCCTCTTATCTTATAGTTTTTACCATCTATTTTAATTTCGGGTCCGATATGTGCTGCTGTTGGGTTATCCCCTGCATGAAATCCTGGTCTAGCAGCTACAGCTTTTATCGTTTTAGCTTTTGATCCTTTTGCTAAAAACCCTGCTTTTATAAGCATGTCTCTAGTTTCTTGATCTGGTATTGTAATTGAGTCACCAGTTCCTTTTTTGCCTTTTGTACCACGAGAAGGTACATAAGTATTACCGTTTTCTGCTTTAAACTTATACTCTGGAAACACAGCTTTCATGTAAGAGCCTACAGGAATTTCTGTGTCAGCATCAACAAAAAGAGGATACAACTTCTCGTCTTCCCCCTTAGTAAATAGTTTATAACCTTTAACTGTTTTTTTAAACTCTTTATTAGCTCTTGCAGACACAGCAGGTATATTAGTAGCACCCTTAAAAGATGCATCTGTCTGTTTAACTAAATCAGCACCTTTACGTACCATGCTCTTTGCAGCAGGGCCAAGAGCAGGTATACTACTTAAGACCTCAACTCCTGCAAGCATACCTATCTTCAGGTAGTCAGGCTCTTCTTTTTTAAGCTCCTTTTGTACTTCTACGATAGAGTCTACTGGTGTAGCTAAACTTACGGCTGTATCAGCAGCGGTTACTGACAAAGGTTCTTCTGACCTATCTCCAAACACTTTAGAAAAGTTATCTGAAGAGGGAGCTACTTTTCTTCTCTCTTCTGGAGACATATCAATTAAACGCTTACGGTAATCAACCATTTATAGTATCTCTCAATAACTTAAGTCTTTTTAATGTGTGTATAGAACCTTGTGCTCTATGTAGTTCTACTAGACTACTTGACTGTTCTATTGTATTATGTTGTATACATATAAGATCATCTAAATGTTTTATAAAATCATCCATAGCAGCTTTATCATTGACCCACTTTTTAAGCGACATTACCACTAAACCCTTGCTCTCCTGGCGCTGGTGCAACACCTGTTCCTATAGTTCCACCACCTGCACCCGTCTGATCTTGTACCTGTGCGCCAGCAGGAGCGCCCTCTGGGGCAGGAGCACCCCCTTCAGGTGCTGGTACACCCTCTGGAGCCATAGGCGGCTGTGGAGGCGCTTGGAAGGCTTTAAGTATTTCAGCTTGTATAGCTGCGTCCTGCATTGAGTTAGTTACTTTGTCAGGATCAAGGTCCATACTCTTAGCTATCTCACGAATAATGTAATCCATCTTAGCAAAAGGAGCTAATGTAGGATTCTGTGCAACTTGTAGGAACTGCATTAAGCGCTGTGAGCGTACTTCGTTAGCCATTAAGCTTTCTGTACCAGATGCCTTAACTTCTAAGTCACCCTTGATATTCTCATCAAAGTCAAACTGCATGTTAAATGCAAAGAAAGCCTTACCCATAGGGGCAATAAGATAGTCATCAACATTCTTTACAACAGATCGTATAGAGCCGTTAGCTGCAGACATAAGCATACTAATGCCAGAAGCAGTCCTTCCCACTCCGCTAACACCTGTCTGACCATGTGCAAAACTTGGAAACCCTGTACTTTCATCAGCTAAAACCCTTGCTTTATCAAACAGTTGCATGTTCTCCCCTGCAACATTGGGGAACTTTGTACCAAACAAGGCTTGTCCTGGAGCACCACCTTGTCTACGTAGTACTTTTCCTGGGTACATAGTTAAGTCTTGCCCTGGAACTAAGTTAGTTTCATCTACTTCAATTATAAGATTACCACTTAAGGATGCATTATCTATAGCCATACGCATGAACCCATTCATAAGGGTCTGTGTGTCATCCATATTCTCCGCTATACCTACCCCAAAGAATGAATAAGGGTTATGTTCGTAAGGTACAGCATAGTAAGGTATACGTGATGGCTTAAATGGATTAAGTACACATCGAAGAACTTCTCCGTTACATATCCATATATTACAGTTTACTTCATTTAAATCTTTTAACTCTTTAGGTATTTTAATTCCGTTTTCTTCTAGTATATCTGTACCAACAAAACCCCAGAACTCAAACACTTCATAACGCTCAGAACTGCCTACAGTACTGTCATCGTCTTCCATCTTCTGTTCCCAATGCTTACGAACATAGTCAGAACCAGAAGAAACGGCATTTTCAATAGCGTCTTCCATAAAGTAAGGGCGATTAGCTAGAGAGCGTAGCTGAGTACGAGACATCTTGTGTCGCTCTACAACATACTCTGCATCATCCATGCTTGACGCTTCTGGGTCAGGGTAAAAGTTCCATATAGATACATGATCAGTAGATGGTACAGTTTTAACTGTTGGGTCATACTCACCTTCAGCATTCCAGTTAGGGTACTCCTTATCTGTAGCAAATGGGCCTTTCATAACTCCAGTACCTAGCAATGCCATTTCAAATGCCATACTACGTAGGTGCTTGGATGCACCAGACTCGTTTAACTGATCGTGTACCTTTTTCTCCATCTTTTTAGCTGCTACCATAGCAGGGTGGAATGTAACGCTTGTAGGTGTAGTACCGTCACCCTCAATAAGTTTGTCTGATACTGGACCTAGCTTATTTTGTAAACCACCTAAACGCTTTTCTAAAGAACGCATAGTATCACCGGGTTCTAGCATAGTATCAGGACCAATTAAGTAAGGTTTACTAGAGGTATCACTAAATGCTTGNTTTAAAGCGCCATGTCCTGCCTCTGCGTTAGGGTCTACATTAATGTGTACAGACTCTGCTACACCATCAGGAAGCACAGAAGGATTAATAGATAGTGGAAACTTATTATTTCCAAATAGAACGTCTATAATCTGACCATATGCTGCAAGAGTTTTAGTTTTAGTAACTTTGATAAATACCCTAGACTTTTCACTAGATGTGAATTGCACGTCTGATCCGTAAAGACCACGATAGTTTCTATAAGCACGTAACCACCTCTCTTCATCTCCTAGTCTTGCGTCCTCTGCACGTTTAAAACGCTCATTAACAAATGCTAGAACTCCACTGCTAGACTCAAGTAGGTTATCTTCTTGGTCCTCTGCTGCAACTACGTCATCAGTCTCAAACGAAAGATCATCTATTTCTGCCATAATTTAGTATCCGAATGTTGGGTCTGACGCTTGAAAGCCAGAATTTTGTGTTGCTGGGTTAAAGTCCCATAGTGAACTACGTGGTCTAGTCATTATACCATACCTTAAAGCATCATACAAGTGGTCTTCTGCATTTGTATCAACATCTTCTGGATTTCTTTTGTCCAGTGGTATTGCTGGTAGTTGTGCTATTGTATTAGTGCAGTTAGCCATAAACACTAGTCTAGGCTCCTCAGTAAATTCATCTACCTGTAAGCGTCTGTGCATTTCGTTCTTACCAGCTACCCTTGATCCACGAGAACGATCAGAGGGACGCCACCTACAGCCCTTCATGTTCATTTGTTCTGCTAGGCTTGGCCCTGTGTCACCACGCTTATGCCACAATGAACTATCAAGTACTCCATATCTTATAGTGCCATCTTCTTGTTCTGCTTCTAGTATCATATCAGCTAGGTCTGTAGCTGTTACCTTACTGCAGTATAACTCACGATACACGATAAGTTGCTCATCTGGTGACACAGCAAGCCATACAACACCTGTGTAGCTTCCATATCCGTAGTCACAGGCTCTGAACCGTGTCCATGACTTAGGTATATTATAAGGGTCTACTACATGTATATCCCTGTTAAACTCAGGAAATGCAGCACCATCATTTACATCCCAATTACCCTCAAGTAGTTGTTTTCTTTGATGTTCTGGTAGCGAGAGTAGCATTGCTTCATACTCACCACCTTTAGATAGGTATGGGTTGTCAAACAGGCTGGCAGGTATAAACCTACGCTTAAATAGAGGTTCACCTTCTCTGCTGTGACCTTTAGGGAACGTAATAGTATCCCCTGTTTCTATATTTGTAGCCCAGAATGCTTTATTTCTAGGCGCTGGGTCAATAAACATCTTTTTAACCCACTGATGCCCATTTCCACCAGGGTTTGTTGTGGCTCTCATGTACAAACCTAGCTCATTACTATGTGCAGACCTCAAGCGTGACCTCATATAATCCCATGCGTAGTTTGAGTTCCACTGAGTTANCTCATCAAAGCCTATCCAGTTGAACGCCTGTCCTTGGTAGCGTGTTACATCCATGTCTTTGTCCAAGTAGGACATCCAAAGTCTGCCACCTCTAGGGCTAATCCACTGTGACTTGCGTTCAGACCACTTTATGCCTGGAATAGCTTTAGGATATAGCTCTTGACTCTTCTGAATAAGCTCTCGTAGCTCTTCTGTAGTGTGTCGTACTAGCAAACCACTAAAATTAGCGTTTCCTAAGCCGTGTAGAGGGTCTGCAAGCATGGCGTAGCTCTTTCCACCTCCTGCTGAGCCTCCATATAGTACCTCTCGTTCACTAGAACTTAGAAAATCTGTCTGTGGGCCAGCATTAGGCTTAAATACTACGTCCTGTGCTACTTCTACGTCATACTGTGGAGGCAAAACTGTCGCTGGTACTGTCTTCTCTTGCTTCTGCTGGCTCTTCACCTGAGAGGGTGTAGGCTCCGATACGGTTTGTTTCAAGCGTTTCGATCTCCGTGAGGATTTTCTTGAGCCGCTTGGCAAGGAACCGTTTAGCTGTAGCTGCTTTTTTACGTTTGAGGTCAATGTCTATTCTTCTTCTTAGTGTGTGCTCAGAAATAGCTCTTCCTGTTTGCTTTTCTAGCCATATGGAAACGTCTGCATAACTATACTGCTTTAAATGGCGCTTTGCAAGCTCTAATGCCTCTAATTGTAAAGGAATAGGCTCTAAAAGTGCATCATTGTCGTAGCAAACCCTGTATCCGTAAGGTACACCCTTATTAGTGTTGCCTAATCGTACTACTGTATGCCACTCTTTTTCTCTTCCTTTGGGTGGCTTAGGTAGTTCCCAGTACCCTATGTCTTCTGAAATCTTTAGACGCACTTATTCGTTAGCCCCTTCTTTAGGTGGTAAGTAAAATACACCGCCACCACTAGAAGATACGTCCAACCTATCTATTTTACCTAAGCCAGCACGATCCAGTAAGTCTTTGGCTGCAGATATTTTATCTCTAATGCCTAACTCAGTAGGGTCATACAAAGCACCAGACATAGACATGGCTGCTTTTGGTGCTACCTGTGCAAAGTAAGTACGTGTAGCATCTGTTATCTCATCTTTTAGGGACTCTACAATAGCACGAGTAGAGCTAGTTCCCCCATACCCTGCTAACTTTTTAGCTTGTACAGCATCCCCTTGAGCTTCCTCAAAGAGAACCTCTAAGAAACGCCTCTGATTATCTGTTAAGTTACGTGACATTTATCTTGTTCCTATCCATACCAAGCCAAACAAACTACCTATAAATATAAAGAATAAAGTAATACCTGCACTCCATTCTATTATTGTTTGTTGTAA